CTGGGTTTGATTTCTTAGATGTAGCATTTGCTGCAGCATCTTCATCATCAACATTGTTTCGTGCATTATCTGGGTTAGGTGTTTCGCCACCATTTGGTACTGGGTTGCCTTGACGAATAACTGCTTTGTCAGCAGTCACTGCACCATGAGTACCTGGATCCATACCACCTTCTTTGCCTGATACTTTGAACTCGTCTAATTGCTTAGACTCAGCCAAAATTTCTGCGATTTTTTGTTCGATTGACATCGTTTTCTCCTGTAACTGGATAGTTCTATTAAATTATTTATTATTTATCTGATTTTACTCAGAAACTTTTGGAAAGCTAAAATCTTTGCTTCCTCTAGATTACGAGAAGAAGCCTTGCGAATAGAACGCTGAGCTTCCTCGATATGTTGTTCCACAAACTTTCCATCAACAAAAACCCACTCTTTAGATTCCATAATGCCTCTTACGAATGCATCTGGAGCAGAAGGGTCGGCAACGATGTCTGCTGCGGTTGACAGCATAAAATCGTCCTGAACAATTTGAACACCTTCATTATTTGTTTGAAGGGAACCAAGTGCTCTACTGGAAACACCAAGATTTGCGCCACCATCTAATAGACCTCTAGCGATTTGACCCATTGGTGTTTCTAGAATTTTTGCTTTGCCGATGTAGTTAGTACCTTCTTTTCGTAGGCTAACAATCATGTGTGAAACACGATCCAAGTTAATGGATGGTGTATCTGGATGACCAAGTTCACCATAAGCACGATTCTTTTCGACAGATTCTTTAATGTAACGACCAACTTCTTTATCCATAATTGCTTCTGAATACATGCGGTTGTTACGATTAGTAATATTAGATTGTAAGAAAATACCTTCAATAAAATATTCTTTTCCTTTGCCGAGTTTTGACTCAACAATAGTATTTGTTTGTTCGTAAACTTCTCTAATTAGTCTCATGTTAGCTTCCTACGGCAGTTTGATCGTCATAAGCACCGTAAACAGCAGTCTCAACTTTAGTAGACCAGCCAGCAACCTTACGGAGAACTAAAAAACCAGAAACATCTTTTGCTGATGCGTTAGTGATAACGATGTCAGAAGTGTTGTCATTGGTAATTGGAATACCCCAAGCATTTGCTTCCATGTATGGAGCATTTTCTGGAGCACATGCAATAACGATTTTGCTATTGCGATTAATTGTAACCTTTGATGCTAACTCACCCATAATACTAAACTTAACGATATTAACTGTAGGTGCGTCAGAGTTTCTTGCTTGTGTAGCAGCAGTTAAGTTAGCGATAGTAATAGTACCAGACTCTGCTGCAGAAGATGTGAAATGAATCACAGTCTCTTGGTTTGTATTTTTGACAGTAGTAAATGTCATTGCCATTTTATTATTCCTCTAATTTACTAAGAACATGAATAAAATTATCTTTTGATTCTCTCATGTACTCAATAATCTCTGTTTGATTCTGTAATAAGTTATTTAGGCGATCTTGAGTTCGCTCGCTAATTGTTACAATTGACTCATCGTTAAGAACATAATGTAACTTACCTTCAATCAATTTGTCTAACTTATTAAGAGAACGGATTTCTTGGACAACTGGATCTACACTAAACATGTTGGAAGAAGCAAGTTTAATATAATTTTCGATTAGTGTATCTGTAACTTTAATGTTGTGATGTTCTTTAATGATTTCAGCTACTTTATTGTCAGATAATTCTTCGTATAAGTTCTTTGATGCTTGTTCTTCTAATTGATGCGTAATGTAATCTTGTTTAATGTATTGTCTAGCTTCTTCCAAATTTTTAAATTCAGTTTCTAAACCATTGATTAAAACTGTACCATCTTCTAGCTTTTCAATAAGCTGAAGATAAGATCTGGTGCTTTCAATAACTCCAGATCTGTTAAGAGATTTAGTAAACTGGCTATAACGCATTATTCTTCTTCGGTCTTAATAGCAACAACTTCTGGTTCAGCTGGTTTTGGTTCTTCCACAACTGGCTGTTTATTTTCTTGCGTGAATGCATTGGATGTTAATCCAGTAGAGTTCATCGCCAACAATGCTTGTGATAATAGATCAGACATTATTCAGCTTCTGGTGTAGGTTCAACGCTTGCTTCTACAGCAGGTTCTTGGCTGGCAAACATACTCTGTGCCACGGACTGACGCATGTCGTCAATTCTAGCAGAAAGTTTTTCAGCCATTGCTGCGCCAAACGCAGCTTCAGTTTCCATAGCGTCACCGCTTCGAATTGCATTAACTAAATTAAGTACTGTTTCACTCATAATATTCTCCTATTAATTTGGCCAACCAGATTTTTTATCTGCTTTGGTTTTCGCTTGTTTTGCATCTTGACCAGAGTCTTGTGCAGGTTGTTCATCTTGTGCAGCATCTTGTTGGTCTTGACCACCATCAGCAGGTTGTGCTTGCTGTTGCATTGCAGCCTGTTGTTGCATCTGTTGCTGTTGTTGCTGTGCTTGAGCATCCATTGTAGGTTGTTGCATAGCTAACTGGATCTGTCCTTGTTGCTCTGCTTGCTGAACCATTAGTTCTTGTTCACCTTCGATTTGTTTTTCAATCTCTTTGATTTCATTATCATCAAGACGAAGAACATTTCTACGAACCCAATCTTGTGAGTAATATTTACCAACATATGGGTCAAGCAATTGCAACATTGAAAGTCTTTGTTGCATAATCTCAGAATCTTTTAACTCTGAGTAGTGATTGTCTTCAAGATAATCGTACTTGATTAAAGGAAGAATATCATCCCAGTCTTCTGGAGTAATAACACCTTTAGCAATTAACTGAACTCTTAATGCACTATTAAACAACGCATTAAACTTCTTACGAAGTCTAACAATAAACTTATTAAATTTAACTTCGTCACGACTAATCTCTGTTGAACGACCAATAGAGAATCCTTGCTGTTGTTGCAAGCGACTCACTGGAACATTCAGTGCGTGATATAATTTACCTTGGAAGTACTCGATGTCTTGAATCTCACCGAGATTTTGTCCACCTGGAAGTGTAGTAATTTCAGTACCCTTACCACCTTCACGACGAGGCATCCAGAAATCTTCCATCATTGACAAGTGGCGACGATCGTCTCGTGTTTCACCAGTTGTTGCATCATAAACAATCTTGTTACGGAACTTATTCATAATGTCCGAAACATACTGCTCTGCTTTCAACTTAGGTAAATTACCAACATCAACATAAAAAATTCTGCGCTCTGGCGCACGACTGATACGATAAATGACTAATGCATCTTCGATCATCTTTAATTGATTAACTGGTTTAATTGCCTTATGAAGATAAGACATTGCCATACCAGTATTTGGATCTGTGTAACCTGATGGTACATAGACCACTGAATCTAAACCAAGTTTAACACCATGCGTAGTTTGCTCGGTGATACCCTTGTCGTTGTAAAGATAGTATTCTTCTACTTCTTTTACAACTTCAACACCTTCTGGTGTTCTTGCTTTTTTAATATTCTTGATGCGACGAATTTTTCGTGGATCAATATATCTTAATTCTTGAATGCCTTTTTTGACATTCTTTTCATCGATAAGAATTTGATAATATAACCTTCCATCAATATACCAAGCACGGAAGGTTTCATGTGCTCTATCCTCAAACTTTAATATACGGAGTACATTATGAAATTCTTCTTCGATTCTTTTCTTAATAGCAGATGAAACTTCAACTTCATCTAAAACAATTTCAACTGGTGATTTATCTTCATCAGCTACAATTGCTTCATTAACGATATCTTCAATAGCACCATCACAGTCACTGTATTGCGCAACTTCACGGTAACGACGGATTAGGTCGTTTTCGTTTTTAATTGTGCCTTCAAGATCCATGACCATACCGTAGTACCCACCAGCATTTACGCCAGTGTTTACTACAGTTGCGCCTGTTTCGTTTGGACTAGGAGGAACTACGCTTTGTAGTTGCTCCTGATCCTTACGCTTTATCTCAAACCCAAAAATTTGCATTATGTAAAAACCTTAGTTTATATTAAAGTGGGAAACTACCAACTGGAGTGTCAACAGAAACATTAACACCGAAGCCAGCAGCTGCACCAGTATTCGAAGTGAAGAAGTTGTATTGGAACTCTACATCGAACTGTTCAATTGCATTTTGTTGTTCGTAGTCTAACGCAACTGCAGAAATAGCAGTTGGGAAAGCATCAACGAATTTGTAAGATTTAATAATTGCTCCATTGCGGTCAAGCTGGTGAACATTCAAGTCAACTTGATAGTCAGTAGGATTAGTACGACCATTAGTTGTATTGTAGTTCTGGATACCAGACTGCCACTGCTCTAGTGCATTACGGATACCAAAAGAAGTATCGTTGTAAATTGTCACAGTCCATGGCTGGAATGTACGCTCGCCAGCAAAGTTAACTGGACGACCACGATACAAAACTGGTAGAGTTTCGATAGTGGAAGCAGGTAGTTGTGCAGCTTTACACAAGAACTGCGCTCTTGCTCCAGCAACTACACCCAATGTAACATATGATGGGAAAGATAATTCTACACGGAATTGATTTGGGCGAGCACCGCCACCCAACATCTGTGCTTTAAAATCAGCAATATTTGCCATTTAATTTCTCCTGTTCTTTCTTATTTATTCTCTAATTAAGCACCGACTTCTGTGAAGTTAATCGCAGAACGAGCAGCAACAAAAGTAAGAGTGATAAAGTTGATTGAACGATTTGGTTTAACGAAAATATCAGCAACAAATTCGTTACGATCGATAACTTCGCCAGTATTGTTAGACTCATCGCACTTAACAACGAAATCAGTAATACCACGACGACCTTGAACATCACGCAAGAATGGCTCTACTAAGTTCTTGAACTGAGCACGAGTGAAACCATCGTTGAATTCGAACAACTGGAACTTTGCAGCAGTAGCAATAGCTTTTTCCATAACGATGAACAGACGACGCACATTGATACGATCGAACGCACTTGGCTTAGCCAATAAAGTCTTGTCACCGAATAGAACAGTACCTTCTCCTGGGAAATTAACAACAGGGTTAACACCAGACTTGTAAAGATTATCACGATCTGTCTTAGTTGGGTTGTGTGCCAATTTAACAACATTCTTAACTTGACCACGATTTAGACCACCTGGAGAGAACCATGGATCATTAGTGTAGTCAGTACGAGCGCATAGACCAGCGATATCAGCGTTCAATGGAATGAAGC